GGCCACTATCGGTTCTTCTCTGTTTAACATATTCATTAACACGCCTATGTGATCTTCTACCTGTTCTATTGTTTCTCCGTGATAAATCGCATTCGCTTGTAGTGCAGGTTGAATTTCATACCAATCTTTCACCTCCACCCCCTTTTCTCGCAAAAACGTCGCGGAATTTTTGATGTTCCCTAACATTACACAGTAACTAATTTTCCGTTGTTCTAATTTCATCTTCCGTTCATCTGCCCTGAAAGCGTAATTGCACACTGAAAACCTATGTCTCATTCTCTTAAAATTAGGGCAAAATTCGATTTTCCCGTTCAATGTGTGGGTCAACATGGAAATAAATTGACCTACTCGCTCGTACTGTGACACTTTGCTTACTATGTTATATATTGTTTTAGTCTCTGTACCGTGTCTTTTAACATTCAGTTGTTTGTTACTATATATTACATTGTCATCACCTAGTATATACATTAATTTGATATCGGAGGAGTTGCGCAAAACAAATCTATTATGCACTATCAAGTTGGTTATTGCATTACCAAGTGATGTTGTAGGTTGTCCAGTTAACCTCATAGCATCCCATACACCACTTAATCCTGCGGATTTCCACTTCCATTTCTCGTGTATCATGATGTATAATTTTAAAGTTAAGTGGTCCACACCCATATCTTCATAAATCCTTGACTCAGTATTTAGTATTAACCACGTAGTAGCAGCATCTTGCTTACTTAAATCATCCTCTATGACCCATTTTGCATCTCCAAAAGTTGCTGCATGGCTAGACAGCTGTTCTGGTGTCATACCGTCCACATACACGAAGTTTTCTTTCAGTATATCTTTAAATCTCTTTTTCACTTCTATGAACATGGGTGAGAACACTGCTGATATACAATATGCGCTAGCTATGATGGATCTTGTGTTAACTTCATCAAACCATCTACTTACTGCATCCATTTTTGTTGTTTGTTCTACTTTCCCATGCACTCTGGCAGCATTTATTGGGTTCAACTCAAAACCCATGTCAAAAAGCTCTTTCAAAGATGCTCGTACTTCTCCCGGGTAGTTATGCTCTTGTATCCATTTCCAACTTGCCGCCGCATTGATACCCAATGCATCCTGTTTGTACTTATTAATCATAACGTCAGCATTTCCACGATAGTAGTTCTCTCTGAACAATTTATATTCGACGTCACTAGTGGATTGTATTGTTTGGAATGTTACCACACTACCTTGTCTGGTTGAGATACTATTGAATGTTGATGCTATATCATCCGTAAGTGATGGTCTCGCGATTGATGGGTACTGCTCCATCCGCAATTTCGTTGACACCTGTATAGTAACTGGTTCTATGCGTGATTTAATGTTAAACTTGTGCGTCGTTGGTAATTTAAACAATGGTTCTCTCAGCTCATCAAATTGATCCCAATAGTCCATAGTCTTTGCATCAGGTATTTCATCTATCATCCTTTCAGAAAAACTAACTTCACCTGCTTCCTTTGCATTCACTTCTATTATCCTATTAGTGATACACAGTTCAGGAGCCACTTCTGTCATCGATGTAGACATGTCGAAACACAATGGTTGTAGAGTAGTCACATCCCACACATTACCCTGTGGAACATTTTCTACATATTCAGTCCCTACAACATTGAATTTATTTTCCGAGTGCTTGTCTAATTTTTGTTCAAATTTGGACCACTGTTGAAGTGGATCCACAACCCCTGCACCAGTTATATCAAAC